GAATCAGCCAACTCAATTGTTGGTTCTTCGTTAGATACTTCACTATCTTCGACCACCTCCTCTTCGTTTTCGTTACCACCAAATAACGCAGCAAAGAGGCCGCCACCACTCGATTTCTTGACTATACCATTCGATTCCGAAGTATCGGCTCCCTCAGTAGATTCTGCTGTTGGTTCTCCGCTTTCAACTTCGCCATCAGTCGCTTCCGTTTCTGGCTCCGTATCAGTCTCTTCGTTTTCTGACTCATCTGGTATTGTGTCATCTTGTGTTGGTTCCTCTCCTTGTTCTTCATCTGGCTCTTCGGATTCGTCATCACCCCCGCCGAATAGGGAGCTAAACAATCCACCAGATTTCTTTTTTGGTTTTTCTTCTTGAGCGGGTTCCTCTTCGGCTTCAGGCTCCTGCTCACTAGATTCTTCTTCTACTGGTTCTTCCGACTCCGATTCTTCTTCAGCCTCTGAATCTTCGCTTTCTTCATTCTCGCTTGATTCTTCCTCGCTTTCATTTGCTTCTTCCTTGTTGTCATCTTCTGACTCCTCATCTTCAGCTTCTTCTTCGTCGTCGTCATCACCTAAAAGTTTAGCAAAGAACCCTTTCTTCTTTTTCTTTTCTTTAGGTTCTTCTTCTTGCTCTTCTTCGTCTTTTACTTCTTCTTCATTATCTTCAGCGGTTTCATCATCAACATTATCATCTTCTTTATCATTTGACTCCTGCGAAACTTCTTCTCCGCTATCGTCTGATTCTTCAGATACTGTTGTAGATTCATCTGAACCTCCTTGTTTTGTATCAGTTGGTACGGGAAATGCGGGTCCGCCTGTCGGATCAGAAGGAGCTGGCGGCTCTAGGTCTATCTCAATTTCACCAATACCAATGATTGTAGTAAATCCTGCTAAAGGGTCGTCCCAGTCGATGTTTGGATGTTCGAATTTGACTTCTTCCCACTTTTCCTCTGCAACTTCTGAAACGTATCTTGTTTCTTCTACGACCGTATCTATTTGGAAATAAGCAGCTGAACCCAAGGCGATAAGACCTGCTGGTCCTAATGCTTGAGCTGTAGTTGCGATTTGTTCGAAAAACCCTGGTGCTTCTTTTAGTTTCTCTGCTACACCAGAACCACCTCCGCCATCTTCTTCTTCCTCAAACTCGAAGTCGGGTTGAAGTTCTTTTGCTAACGTAGCGGATGCCTGCTTTAATAATTCAAACTCTTCATTCTTCCTATCAGGTTTGGAGAGTTTGCGAACAATGTTTTGTGCTTCTTCAACAGATAATTCTTCTGCCTCATCAGCCTTTGATTTTCCCTTATCTTTGGCCATACATTTTCCCTTTGATTGTATTTAGGAAAATGAAGGTGTCAATAGGTCGATTTTTAAGCTATATATTGAGGTTGACCATACCAATGTGGGAACTCTCGTCCAGTCCATACCATCTTGAACTCTTTACGATGGTAGTATGTTCGATAAGATTCTATTGGGTCAGGCCCTTTACAATCTTCGAACATTGCCAATTTGAATGGTGTCATTGGACCTTGTGGTATATTCTGTGGTTCTTGAAGTAAAGCTCCTCTCAATAGGTAATCCGTCTTATGTACTTTCTTGTAACGAAAGATGTATTCATCACATAGAGCATTAAATAATCTCCAATGCCAATGATAGTTTTCGTTAGATTCCATAGTCCAAATAGTACAAGGATGTTTCATGTGAACCGCTTTGTACAATTTGTGTTCTCTTTCATCTGATAGTTCCCAATATGGAACCATACGTTTACCTGATTTAGATAACCTTTTATCTTCTTTTCCGTCTAGAATGCGATGGGCAGTCGATAGCATTTGAGCTGACTCCACAATCATCTTTACCACATGTTTGTCACAATGTTCTTCAGCTGCGACTTTTGGGTCTTTATCTAATACGAATATGTTCATTTATCTAATTCTTTTAGTTGCTTAACTAATGTTTCTTTTTTAAATCTTTTATCGAGCTCGATGCCATTCTGACGACCTAATTCTTCTAGTTCATCTTTTGACATTTTCTCATATTCGTAATCATACGATTTTTTAAAGATTTTGTCAATACCATTGTATAGTTCTGCTAATTTATTTTCAAACCAATCAAACATATTATTTTACCAGCTCAGGGAAAGCTTCTTTTAATAGCTCTCGGGTGAATGTTGGAAAGACAGTAGTTAAGTCTTTGTCTTTCATTGCGATTAAGATTTCTGCATCCTTTTCATTTACAGCATTTAATATATCTGTAAAGATTTTTTCTCTATCCCATTGATGTCTACCCATATCTAGACAATTTCTAGCGATATTTCGGAGGTCATTATCTTCTATTTTTCTACCTTCTTCATTTTTTGTGAATGGAGGTGCTCCTGGTGGCATCTTCAAATTTATATTCTTAGCGTATGTGGCTTGAACTATACTTTTGAATACGAAGTCACCAGCTTCTTGTAATTGGTCTATCTTTCGCTTTTTTTGATTTAAGCTATCGATATGTGCCAATGTTTCATGTAATGTTGCCATAATTTTATTTCCTATGAAAGTCACCTACTGACTCTACTAAATTATTCATTCTATTGACAATGAGATAATTTAGAGCTTTCATGTTAGGTGTTTGTTTTTGATTATTATAATTATTTAGAATCTTTTCAGTTACATCTTCTGGTATTTCATCTAAATCAATTACCTTCTTGTTTCTTTGATAATTACGATATGCCTGAGTTGGCATAACATCTTGTAGATTATCATAACCACTCAACCATGTTTCTATCTTCTTTTTAGATAGAGGTGTTTGTTTCTTATCTTCATCAATGAATGTATCATCGTCAGATAAAACATTAGGTACTCCGTCACCAGCATCACCTCTGAATATGTGTTCTCGTAAATATAGAACTGGGTCTTCGTGAGATACCATTTTTCTAGTAATTGGACTATATTGTTTTACATTACCATACTTATGTAATTGAATAAAATCTTTGTCAGCAGATATAATCATAACTGGTTCATGTTTACCAAACTCTTGAGTCTCTTTAACTAGAGTGGCAATAATGTCATCTGCCTCTACACCAAATTCGTGAACCACATCAAATGGTAAGTTCTCTTTTATCTCATTGCGTACATTGGTGAATGTATTGAAAATCTTATCCCAGTCTCGATTGTCTTTATCACGATTGGTTTTACGACTTGCTTTATACTCTGGATAGTAGTCTTTTCTCCAAGAACCACCATCACCACATATAACCATTTTGCCATAATCATCTCGATATTTTGCATTGTACATTCGAAGTGAATTTAAAATAAAGTGTCGAATCAAAGGTTCTTCATCTCCACCGCCCCGTGCGAATAACGCACCCATTGCTATGCCTGAATAGTCTACTAGTATCATTATGTTTATTATATTATATTATTTCTTACGAAATGTCAATCACTTTTTCTTAATTAAATGTCCTAAATGTCGTCTATGTATTTTTCCACCAACAAAGGCGTTATAGTATTCTTCGGGTTTAAGTAAAACATCTCTATCGATTTGTTCTTTCATTTCATAGTAAGACATTTCACCAAGGCTTTTACAAAGGCGAATGATTTTTCTTTCGAAACGCCACTCACCTGTATTTTCCACCAGGTGTTTGACTTCTTCAGACGAACCGTAATAAGATTTCCAGTCTGATTCTTTGACACTTCTTCTTTTATTCTTTTTGCCTTTTAGGGGTGGACGTGTGACTTTAGACCAGAATTTCTTCTTGCCTATATACTTCATACCATTTTCGGTATCAGTTATCTCATATACAAAACCAATGTTATCATCAATCATTTCAGACTCAAAGGTCTTATCATTATATTTCCATTCACTCACAAATCTATTTATACATTATGTCATTACCAATGACCATGCCATCAATCTCTGAACCATAGAAAACATCATAAGCATCTGTTTTCCAACCAGCGATTGGCTTTCCAGCTACATTAAGAGAAGTGTTAAGTAACATAGGTAGGCCTGTAATTTTTTGAAATTCTTCAAGAAGTTCTCGATAAATAGGATTTTCATTCTCTACAGTTTGAAGCCTACAAGTATTATCTACGTGCGTAATAGGTTTAAAGTCTGTTTTGTTCTTAATCTCTTGGATAAACAACATGTATGGGCTAGGGTCTGACCATTCAAAATACTCATTTGTATACTCATGTAAGATTGATGCACCGAATGGTCTAAAAGATTCTCTATACTTTACTTTTTTATTAATAATATCTTTACCATTTTCTACGGTAGGATTCATTAAGATTGACCTATTACCTAATGCTCTCGGTCCTATTTCACCATGACCTTGATACCAACCAATTATTTTTCCTTGTGCTAACTTTTCTGCAGTATCTTTAATTGTTTGTTTAGATGGTATAGACTCAGGTGCCTCATCACTTTGCCAATAAGGAAATCCTGTATTATCAAATTCAGAATCACCATTCAATTGTCTTAAAAATTCTATACAACCAAGAGATAAACCATCATCAGGTGAATGTGGTGGAATATGTATATCAGGTATTACCTCTTTTATTTTGGTATTGACAACTGTATTTTGAGCTATACCACCACTATATGTTATAGTCTCTTTTGGATTTGCATACTTTAAAAAATACTCTTGAAAAATACTTTCGTATTTTTCGTGAATCATTCTCAACCAATCTACCTGAGTTTCGACTGCATCACGGTCTGATTGTTTATAATCTAACCATGAACTAAATTGAGAAAACTTTATAATGTCTTCTATTCCATACTTATCTAATGACTTTTCAAAATTTAAATCAACATTACCATACGATTTTAAACCCATAAGTTTTCCAGCATAATCCATTTCCATGCCAGTTAATCCGAATTGCACGCCAATATTAGCTAATGCTTGACCTATACTAAAAGATTCATGTCTTTGCATTTGTTGAACAATTTCATCATCTTTAAATATAGTATGAGTAATAAAATCATCTCCGTAACCGTCAAACACGAAGTCAGTAGTTGATTTAATTCGCATTGGCCACATACTTAATCTATGAGCCCAATGATGGTCAAGTCTATATACAGGACATTTTAAATCACCAAAATTAATTAAATGAGATTTTTTACCAGCCCAAGCTTGGTTATCTTCATAGTTATCAATTACAATAGACACACCATCTATTGAATCTAAATCAATATTCCATCGTTTAAGTACAGACCTCCACCCCCAAGAATTATTATAACCATGGTGTTTAAGTTGCTTATATCTTTCAGACTTAAAGTATTTAACTTTATCTCCTATTGAAAGAGATATGTTAGAATCATGTTCACATAATCTAAGCCCCAAATAAACGGGTTTATTATCTATCATAATATAAAGTTAATGTTTATGTTCGTTCTCTTTTTATATTTATACGGGTGTGATGAAGAATGAAGTATGTCACCTTTGAAAAATACCATTCTTCCTTTTTTAGGTGAGACTCTAACCATCTCACTTTTATCTTTATTATATAAAATAGTATCGCCATCACTATCATCAACATAATATAATCCTACATAATGAGGTAAAGGGTCATCAATATGTGGTAAATTTGGTTTAGTTATTTTACCATAGTTGAATGTCATATTAGCTTTACATCTACTTATACCTTTTTCATTAGGAATGTTCTGAAATAAATGCAAGTCGATAGCTTTAGTCCAATGAGAATCACTCTTACCATCGTAAATAAACCAATGTTCAAATAAGTAATATTCTTCATGGTCTTCACCTGCTTCTTTTTCGCATGTGGTTTCTCTAAAATACCAAGGTAAGTTAGAAAATAAAGAAGTTAATTTATTTTGGTTTTGCTCTGGTAGCCAATCATCAAATATTTGATAATCATTATTAACTAAATCTATTTCAATCATACTTCCATACTTAATGTTACTCTAGCCTTTGTGGCTATAGGTCTATGATAAGTACCGGCTGGAAGGTGTAATGTATCGCCTGGTTTTAAAGTAATCTTTTCTCTAGTTCTACCATTACCATACTCATAAGACATTTCACCTAATAGTTGATATAACAATACGTCATCTTGATCACAATGACCACCAAAACTAGGATTTGGAACAAAAGAGATAAACATATGTATACATTTATAGTTATACTTTTCTTTTAGTTCATCAATTACTTTTTGTATTTTTGGTGGGTACCAAGTTTGGTCTCTAAGTAATAAAGTATTATTAACAACTTCTATATTAGGTCGCTCAATATTAAAATAATCTTTTTCTATTTTATCAGATGGCGGATTATCATAATTTATTTTTTCAATTATTTCTTCCCACATTATATCTCAACTCTGTTACCGCAAAATGGACAGAACTCTGGCCAGATATCATCGGCATCATCTTCACCGATATCTGACATTTTCATATCATTACACTGAATAGTATATTTCATTTCACAATGTTCACACTCTATATAAATTTCTTCTTCCATTTAGCCTTCGCAACTTGAACAGGTTAATAAGTTTCTAGATAACTCTTGGGCTGGATTGGTTCCTCTATGATAATATAAACTTTTAACTCCGAGTTCCCAAGCTTCTATTAAGAGTTTATTTATATCGCGGGGCGGTGTCGACGGGTGTATCATCAAGTTCAATG